ATCCGCGACAAGGTCGACCATGAGGCGATCAGATGCAGAAGAAAGATCCAACGTGGCATAGTAACCATGTTTAGAAGATTCCTTCGCAATCTGAGCGTTTACCTTCTGGTCACGTATATCTATGTTGCAGATAGGAGATAGGCGGAAAGCCTCTTCTAACTGCATACCGTAACCCTGCTGTAAATACTGCAGAGTCGTCGGCTCGGCACAGATGATACGGCACTTTGTCCTACTCTTAGGAACAAAGTGTAGGGCCGAAATACGACCCGTTGGAACGGTGGTGGAATCCGGGTCAATATAACCGGATTTGAGATGCCTACGGAGATAGTCGTGGTCTAGGACGCTATACTTGCGTCCGTTGAAGCCACGAGGTACTCCTACCTCAGCGACTGCTCCCGGCCCATGTCTGCCGTGATTCGGATAAGTGAAATACTCTAAAACGCTAAAGACAATGTCCCTAGCAATTCTAAGAGTCTCACTATCTAACCGGCAAATCGCGCGATCGTCTTCGTAAAAACGATCACAGGCGGCTGTTTGCATTTCCTCGGTAATGACGTCCCCATCAATTTTGGAGAAAATCGTTGCCAACTGGTATGCACACTTAGCCACCACAGGGTCCGGGTCTAGAGTGAATCGTGGCGAGTCACCGTCACACAATTGTCTCAGAAGAGACGAAAAGAGTGTAACTTTGTCAACTCGTTCATTTCTGAACGAATTCAGGAGGAGCATGGAAACGATCAAGGTGCGCATAAACTGGCGCATCGATAGCTCCGCACGCATTACCACGGATAAAGGACCTTTCCCCAATGCTGATTGGCATTGTGGAGTCCTTCCTCGCTCGCGGCCCTCTATCTTTGTTGTTAATCTTTCCCAACAAAAGAGTCGAGAGATCGCCCGCAAGAGACAATCTAGTGATCCTCTCAACGTCGGCACAGAGGCCTTGCAAAACCTCGTTCTGCAGCATAGTAATTTCCTCGCTGCGTGCCGTGACGGTTCGTGGGAGGCTCTTTCAAGCTGTTTCCCACAATACGTGCCAACAGACGCCCGCGCCACGTATGGCGCAGACTACTACTATGAGGTTGTTTTCAATGGCATTGACGTTATCACGGTCAACGGCATAGGAAAACTC